GAGGGGAGAAATCCTCTCCCTTTTTTTGTTTGTAGTCATTTTCTTGTGAAAATATGATAATAGTAATTTCAAACGGAACATCTCGTTCTGTATTCAATTTAAAATATCTAGACAATCACACCACATACGGATGTGATGAACTTTACAAAGATTTTACTCCAACTCATTTGGTCAGTAAAGAGGGCCCGATGATTTGGGATATTTGTAGAGATGGTTACACAAAAGAAAACAAGTGTTACTTTAAGATGTTTGATCGATTTCCATTGATACAGTATGAAATGTTAAAAATGGCATTTCCTGCTGGTGGAAAGGTTTTAGAAACACAACCAAGAACAAACGAATTTGTTATGTTTGGAACTGGTAAAACCTCAGTAATCTATTGGATAGATCCAAATGAACCAACACAAAAATTAGAATGGTGGGGGGATGAGGAGGACAATTGTTATACAAGTGCAACTGCTGCAATGAGACTGGCCTGTTTGCAAAATCCAAACGAGGACATTTATTGTATCGGGTATGATTACTACTTAAACAGGACTGCCGATAACATCATTCTTTCAACTAGAAACGAACCAATGACTGAGGAATATGATACTACGGAATTATTCAGACAACATAAAAGAATAGAGGAAGAATTTGGTAACAAGATACTTCATGTGGGAAAACATTTGAATTACGTGGAGTTTGAAAATCTGTTGAATAAATAGTAATAGTAAAGGAATTCTATGGCTGCAGCAAATAAAGTACCAGACAATTTAAATTATCTTTCAAATATCAGTTTTAGACTGACAATGGAAGATGCGCCAAACTTAACTTGGTTCTGTCAGGCAGTAAATGTGCCTGGTGTTTCCATTGAAGGTATAGATGTTTACAATCCACACGCAACTTTGCCTGTTCATGGAAATAGAGTTTCATTTGAAGAATTGACTGTTCGGTTTATTGTTGATGAACACATGAAAAATTGGTCTGAAATTTATGATAGAATTATTGCAATGGGTCTTGCAGAGGGTCATGAAAAATATCGTGTTTTAAAAGGATCAGACACACTTAAACCAAGAGGTGGAGCATATACAAATATTGTCCTTACTATATTGACAAGTGGAATGAATCCTCAAATGGAGTTTCATTTTTATGATGCATTTCCGATATCCCTTTCGGCACTTGATTTTGATAGTTCAGTTGGAGATCTGGAATACTTTCAAGCAACGACATCATTCCGTTATCAAAATTATGAGGTTAAAAACTTATTGAATAACTGAGGTTATTATGACAATTGAAGAAATTATGGAAATGTGGGGGGAGGACTCTCACATTGATGATACAGATTTGGATAATGAATCCTTGAAGATTCCCAATCTTCATCAAAAATACTTAGACATATATTCAAAAGAGAAACGTAAAATGAGTGATCTTGAAACTCATTGGAAAATTCTCTTTCAGCAAAGGTGGGAAGTGGTGATTTCCAAGAACGGAAAAGCACCAGAACACAACATACGTTTATCTAAAACGGAGTTGGAACGACATTATGTTGCTGCGGATGAGGTTCTTCAGAAGGCCGAGAAGATTATGAACGAACAGAAAGGAAAAGTAGAATACTTAAAATCAGTACTTTCAATGATTGAGAATAGAAGTTTCCATATTAACAATGCAATCAATTGGAGGAAATTTGTAGCGGGTCTTGGATGAGTACTGAGATCTTGATGGAAAAAGACACAGAAGTCTTTGTGAGATTGAATTGTGAGCCTGGTGTAAAAATGGAATTGAATCATTATTTTCGATTCCGGCCAAATGGATATCAGTTCATGCCCATGTATCGAAGGAAGAAATGGGATGGATATGTGTATCTTTTTAACATGGACAACCATCGAATCTATTCTGGACTCATACCAGAGATAACTAGATTTGCAGTTGACAGGGAATACAAATTAATAGACAATACAGGAGATACTTTAGAAGAAATCTCCAATGATGACTATTTCAATTTCCTTACATCATTTCCATGTGAATATAAATTAAGAGATTATCAAAGTTTTGCAATCAGACATTCAATAGACAAACAGAGATGTTTGTTGCTATCTCCAACTGCATCTGGAAAATCACTTATCATTTACTATCTAATTCGGTATTACTTTCCTGAGAAGTCGTTGATCATCGTGCCGACGCTTTCTCTGGTAAGTCAGATGTATTCGGATTTTGAAGCATATGCAAAGATAGATGATTCGTTCCAAGTCGAAGAAAATGTCCATAAAATTTTTGGAGGACAAGACAAAGAAACAGATAAACCAATAGTGATTTCAACATGGCAGTCGTTATATGAATTAAAGAAAAACTTCTTCACAGATTTTCGATTGGTGATAGGAGATGAGGCTCATCTTTACAAAGCCAAATCTCTCACTAAAATAATGAAGAACTTAGAGAATGCACCTTACCGAATAGGAACAACTGGAACATTAGATGAGATAGAGGTGCATAAATTAATATTAGAGGGGTTATTTGGTGCAACAAAGAAAGTAACAAGTACCAAAGATCTGATCAAGAAGAAAACGTTATCATCGATAGCAATACGTTGTCTCGTTCTCAAATACAACAAACAGGAATGTAAGGAAGTATTTGAAATGAGCTATCAAGAGGAGATTGATTTTTTAGTAAGTCATCCACAACGTAACAATTACATATGTAATCTAGTAAAAGGACTTACTGGAAATACATTAGTATTATTTCAATATATAGAAAAACATGGTAATATCTTACATTCGATTTTGAAAGATATTATTGATCCTACAAGAAAAATCTTTTTTGTTTATGGAGGAACAGATGCAGATTCAAGAGAAAAAGTCAGGGAACTTGTTGAAGGTGAGCAAAATGCAATCATTTGTGCTTCATATGGTGTATACAGTACCGGCGTCAACATTAGGAACATTCATAACATTGTTTTCGCTTCTCCTTCTAAGTCACGTATTAGAAACTTGCAATCAATAGGTCGAGGATTAAGGAAATCGGAGACAAAAGAGGCTGCAAGTCTTTACGACATTTCCGATGATTTGACGCACTCAGAGAGGAAAAACTATACTCTCAATCATTTTATGGAGCGGGTGAAAATATACACTACAGAACACTTCCCATATCACATATACAGCATCCCAATAAAAGGTAGGTAATACTTTATTTACAAATCGTACAGACTCAGTATAACAAGTTTTTCAAGAAAAGTCAAGTCTTAATTTTAAACTTGACATTCGTGTTAGAATTTAGTATAATAATTATAATGAACTCAAGAAAGGTTGAATCATGCCAAGAAAAAAACAACATTATGTAGATAATGAAAAGTTTTTAGAAGTCATGACAGGGTATCGAATTGCATATTTAGAATCGAAGGAAAACGATGAAGAAAAGCCAATGATACCAGATTATGCAGGAGAATGTTTTCTAAAAATTGCAGAGAGATTATCGCATAGACCAAATTTTATAAACTATGCATTTCGTGAAGAAATGGTAAGTGATGGAATTGAAAATTGTGTCATGTATGCAAGTAATTTTGATCATGAAAAATCAAGCAATCCATTTGCATATTTCACTCAAATAACATACTACGCATTTCTTAGACGAATTGAAAAAGAAAAGAAACAGTTATACATCAAATATAAAACGATGGATGAGTTTAGTTCTTTAGAAGATAATTCTGATATGGAAGGAATGGGATCGGAATCGGGAGCAGTTTCTTCTGGTGCATCTCCATTATCTTCAGACAAACGTGCATCGATATATGATTTTATTGCAACCTTTGAAGAAAAGAAACGGGCCAAGAAGAGAGTTAAAACTGAACCAAAAAAAGATGATAATTTAATATCGTTTTCTCCTTTAACAATATTCATTAAAGAAGCACACGCATGAAGATTGCTCTTATTACAGATACCCATTTTGGGGCAAGAAATGATAGTCTGATTTTTACAGATTTTTTCCGAAAGTTTTATGAGGATGTATTTTTTCCTACATTGAAAGAAAGAGGAATCACAGAAGTTATTCATTTGGGTGATGTGGTTGATAGAAGAAAATTTATCAATTACAAGACGCTCAATTCAATGAAGGACATTCTTTTCACTCCTCTCAAAGAAATGGGGGGTAAAATTAAAGTCATTGTTGGTAATCATGATATCTATTATAAAAATACTCTTTCTGTAAATGCAATGACAGAGTTGACAAAGGGAATGGATCATGTAACAGTTTATACTGAACCATGTGAGGTATCTTTAACTAAAGATCATACTGTAATGTTTGTGCCATGGATTTGTGATGATAACGAAGATCAGACAAAAGAGTTGATTGAAAAAACAAGAGCTCCAGTTGCATTTGGTCATCTTCAAATTGAAGGTATTGAACAACATAGAGGTTCTTTTGCAATCGATGGACATTCACAATCAATGTTCAAGGCCTTTCAAAGAGTCTTTTCTGGACACTTTCATCATCGTTCTATTACAGGAAATATTACATATCTTGGAAATCCTTATGAAATCACATGGAGTGACTATAATGATAAGAGAGGATTTCATATCTATGATACTGAAACAATGGAAG